AATTCCAACAACTGGACATAGTGGCTGCTTTGGTACAACGATGAGCGCGGACATTGACATTGACTTTGCTGATCGTAATCAGCTGTTGGAATTGATCCGGCATACTCCTGCACGGCAACTGCATCAAGGACAGGTGCGTCGACACAATAGTGGAGTATATGTAACAGACATTCCGTTGGATCCTGTGAATCGTTGTGCAGCCATTGATTACGAAACCGCAGAACAGCTGGGCTATTTTAAAATTGACCTATTGAACATGAGTGTTTATCAGCTTATCACCAGTCCTGAACACTATGCCGCTGCTGTGGCCGCAGAACCTGCGTGGAGCAGATTATGGCAAGAAATAGAGTGGACTAAACAGTTGGCACACGTCGGCAACTACACAGACTTGTTAACGGAAATGCAGCCAGATTCGATTCCACGAATGGCCGCGTTTATCAGTATCATTCGGCCAGGCAAAGCACACTTGCAAAGACAGCCCTGGAGCACTGTGTTTGAAACAGTGTGGGACGGTGATGAAAGTCGAGGCTACACATTTAAAAAAAGCCACGCAGTTAGTTACGCAGCCCTGGTAGCACTACATATGAATCTACTTACTCCATCCGGCGCACAAGTGTAATACTTTTTCTTTTGCCCTTCTTCAGTGCAATATCTGCAAGACTACACACAGGTCCGTGCAAGATTTCTAGGTCTTTGTTGGCAAATGTGCGCAGGCAAGGCTTGAACATTTCCCAATCTTTTTTTAGAAAAATGTTGATAGGAATGCTGCGATTGCTTTCCCACCACCATATATTGGCCAACTCCAAAAACTTCTGTTTCATTACAGAATCGTGTATGCTGCCAAAGTCGTATATGGTTGTGATTGCGGCATCCTGATTCTGAACAATTCCCACATATTCCGTAGATGAATACACGCACAGCGTGATAAACGGATACTGTTCAGTCAGCTTTGTAAAGATATCGTTGCCCATCTGGATATTTATACACTAGTATTTTGGCTGGTTCCAAAGAGTCTCCGTTTGCTATTTGCTATCGCTAAATACATCATATGTATTCAACCACTGTATACCTTTACCAGCAAGTAATTAGAGTTCTAACTCCTGACACCAGTGGTGCTTATTTCAATCTGAGGTACGATCCTGTGTATGCTAAAAAACTAACAATTAACAAAGGTGTTGACAATGTGGTGTTGTTTGAATTCATCAATCAAGATGAAAAACCTGTGAACATCACTGGCAGCGCACTGACATTCAGAATTGTCAGTCAAAACGGCGCAGAAGTACTGGCACAAAAAGACATGGTTATTATCAATGCTGCATATGGCCGCGCCAAAGTAACGCTGACACCGGCTGATTTAGATGTGGTGCAAGCACAGCCTGCAGGCTACAGTATCGTGCGTGCCAGTGGCAATCTAACAGAAGCAGTGTTTACTGATGCTCAAGCTGGCGCTCGCGCACCAGTTGACATTGTAGACAGCGTATATCCTGAGTTCGTTCCCAGTGTTGAATTAACAATTCCCACTGTTAATCTGTCAGCACAGACCAGTTATGGTGGCAGCAGTGGATCACAATATCCAGATTGGGCCTTGCAGGCCGGTCAATTCATTGGATCAACTACACCGTATCAGAGCACTGAATATTTCAGCAGTCAGATTGAACCAGTGGGCCCAGTGACCAGCATACAGATGGACCTGGTTGGCTATACCGGCACTATCAAAGCACAGGCAGCAGAAACATATCAAAGCATCTGGTACAATGTGACACCGTCTACTCAGTACTTGAATGCAACTGAAACTATTCATATGACCGTGATTGGGTGGCATCCGCTGCTGCGCCTGTGTTTCAACAACAGTGTGACCACCACTGGCATCAACGGAACAAACTTTGGAGTGGCAGCCACAGCCAATGCAGTAGTAACCAACGGAGTTGTCACTAGTGTATCTATTACCAACCCTGGATTTGGCTATCAAGCTCCACCGCTGATTACATTTGTGGGCAACGGTGCAGGCGCCACTGCAACATCCGCCATTGGAGAAAATGGCATTGTGACTGATATCAATTTGGTAACCGGCGGCTCAGGATATCGTCCAAATCCCTACACCATGTTGTCGATTGCTGTGATAGTATCCACTGGGTATGTGGAAAATATAAAATACCGTTAAACCAAAACAAGTTGATTGTCGCAGTAAAACATGTTATAATACTAACATGATTGATGTGTTGGCATTTTTACCTGCAAAAAGAAAACAGTCTAGTTCTGGATGGCTCAGTTTCAATGCACCATGTTGCGTACACAACGGCAACACACCAGATCGCAGAAGCAGAGGCGGCATTAAACTTTCCGAGCAGGGCTGGAGTTATCACTGCTTCAACTGCTCATACACTGCAAGTTTTATCCTGGGACGTAACATTGGATTTAAAGCCAGGCGCCTGCTTGAATGGTTAGGCGTTCCAGAAAACGACATCAATCAAATCAATCTAGAAAGCATGCGCCATCGCAGCATGGAAGGCATGCTGGAGGATCGTCAGCGTGTGTGGAACCAGTTGGCACCAATAGAATTCAAAGAAGCAGATCTTCCCAATTTTGTAGATTTTGTAACACCCGACAGCGCCGATGAATGGGCATATCTACAAAGCAGACATGTGCCAGAAGATTATCCTGTAATGGTAGCAGCAACAGGGTTTGCCAGAAAAGGTGTGGTAGTTCCATTCACATACAACAACCGAGTTGTGGGCAGTACAATACGATTTTTAGACAATCGTAATCCACGCTACATCAATGACATGCCCCGGGGGTATGTGTTTGGCATGGATCTACAGCAAACAGGATGGCAGCATGTGATTGTGACCGAAGGCATATTTGATGCGTTATGCATTGGCGGCCTGGCAGTCATGCACAATGAAATAAGCGATGAGCAGGTAAGATTGATACGCAGTCTAGGTCGTGATGTTACAGTGGTTCCAGATCAAGATCAGGCAGGTGTTAGTCTAATAGACCGTGCAGTGGAGTTGGGGTGGGCAGTGAGTATTCCCGATTGGCCAGATCAAGTGAAAGACGTTAACGATGCTGTGAAACTGTGGGGAAAGCTGCCAACCTTGCTAACTATACTGCAATCAAGAGAAACAAGTAAAATAAAAATTGAGTTGCGGAAACGGCAACTTGAAAAGAAAATCAACAGACCAAGAGAACTATTAGATGCTTAAAGAATACGGATTAGATGTACAGAGATTGTTTCTGGAAATGATGCTGGAAGATGCTGCCAGCTATGTACGGGTACAAAACATTTATAATCCGGCCAACTTTGATCGCAGTCTAAGACCAGCAGCAGAGTTCATCAAAGAGCATTCTGAAAAACACAAGACCCTGCCGGATCGCACACAGATCTCGGCCACAACCGGCGTTAAACTGGCCGCCGTGCCAGACTTGAACGAAGGGCACTACGAGTGGTTCATGACCGAGTTTGAAGCGTTTACTAGACGTCAAGAACTAGAACGAGCCATTTTAAAAAGTGCTGACCTGTTGGAAAAAGGCGAGTATGATCCTGTGGAGAAACTGATCAAAGATGCAGTACAGATCAGTCTGACAAAAGACATGGGTACTGATTACTTTGCTGATCCTGCTGCTCGTATTAACCGATACTTCAACTCGGGCGGACAAGTCAGCACCGGTTGGCCACAGCTGGACAAGTTGTTGTATGGTGGATTCAGTCGTGGTGAACTGAACATTTTTGCTGGCGGATCTGGATCCGGCAAGAGCTTGGTCATGATGAACATTGCATTGAACTGGTTACAGCAAGGACTTTCGGGTGTGTATATCAGTCTTGAATTGAGTGAAGAACTTACTAGTTTGCGAACTGATGCCATGTTGACCAACATGAGCACCAAGGACATTCGCAAGGATATTGACACTGCCACAATGAAGGTGGTAATGACTTCCAAAAAGTTTGGGCAGTATCGTGTGAAAGCATTGCCAGCACAGAGCAACATCAATGACATTAGAAGTTACATCAAAGAAGTGCAGATACAAACAGGTATTCGAGTTGACTTCATGATGATTGACTACTTGGACTTGCTGATGCCGGTCAGTGCCAAAGTCAGTCCCAACGATTTATTTGTGAAAGACAAGTATGTGAGTGAAGAACTGCGCAACTTGGCCAAAGAACTGAATGTGTTGTTTGTGACTGCATCGCAGTTGAATCGATCGGCTGTGGAAGAAATTGAATTTGATCACAGTCACATATCCGGTGGTATTTCAAAGATCAACACAGCAGACAATGTGTTTGGTATCTTTACAAGTCGTGCTATGAAAGAGCGTGGCAAGTATCAGATACAGTGTATGAAGAGTCGTAGTTCAACCGGCGTTGGACAGAAGATTGATCTTGAATACAACATTGACACCATGCGCATCACCGACAACGGCGGCGATGATGCTGCTGCGTCATCTGGTGCAAAACCTTCGTTTATGGATGCAATCAAGGCTCGCAGTCAGGTCAAAGCTGCTGACGTTCAAGACAGCACAGCACCCTGGGAGCCTGCTGCCAGTACCAAAGGCCGCTATGCCCAAGACACTCCCAGCATCACAGCAGACGTGCAAAGTGCTAAATTGAAACAGTTGCTGGGAAAAATCAAACAGTCATGAGAATATTAACGTTGGGCGATAGTTGGACTCATGGAAGTAACGAACATGGACTAAATCCAGCAGTAGTATCATGGCCTGCACAAATGTCTCAAAAATACGGAGTTGACGTAGTTAATCTTGCTAGAGGTGGCTCCAGCAATCAACGTGCTGTCAGAATTGGCATTGAAGAATTATGTAGAGATTCTAATTACGATTATGTGATATTTCCATTAGCGCCTGCTTCGAGAACTGAAATATTAAAGTTAGGAAAATGGCACCAGGTATGGCCAAATAGTGGATTTACTGATCCTTTGGACAAAATTTATACTGAGTTTTGGCATGCCTGGAATGATGTGCAAAACACTATAATGTTGAGTTTTTATTTTATGCACAGTGTACAGGCCCTGGGTATTCCATTGTTTATGTCTGGGCTAAGTTTACGTCCATCTGCTTACGCTGAACAATTGGCATGGATATTAAATTATAAAAATGATAATAATTTTAACAGTTTAAATATACCGGTAGAAGAGTTTAATATTGGTATCAA